GTTTCCAAGGGGGCGGCGGTGGCTCTGGAGCAATCTTTACCGGTTCTATCTCTGGGACAACTTTAACGGTTACTGCCGTATCAACCGGGACCATAGTTGTTGGCCAAGCAATACAAGCGCAAAGTGGTGGAGCGGTCATTATCCCCGGCACGCAAATCGTATCGTTTGGAACCGGCACTGGCGGAGTAGGTACCTATGTAGCCGCAAATTATAATTCTACACCTCAAACGGTAGCATCTACAACAATTGTTGCAGGTATGACGGGCGGTGACAGTACTGTGCCAAACGCAGCAAAAGGCGGCGGCGGTGGCGGTATTCCTGGGTATTCTGGCCCTTATGGCGGTGGCGGTGGAGCAGGTGGCGTTTACGATTCTGGCGTCTTTGGTGATGGGGGCGCAGGTGGTAATGGTGCTGTTCGTATTGTATGGCCTGGGTCAAAGAGAACCTATCCATCTACCGATGTTGCGCTCCCATGATGGAACTTTTTATTCACCCCAAATTAGGTTATAATTGCTTTGTCGGTTTGCACTCACTTGGTGCGGGGAATTAATCATGACTTTGACAGAACATTTAGACGCCGGCGTTAAACATTTTATGGATGGGCTGTCAATTTCCGCGGCTATGGGTGCAATCATGGGATGGATCCCAGAAGTCGGTGCATTATTCCCTATCGTTTGGTACGGGATAAAAATTTATGAAACAGACACGGTCCAGCAATTACTAGGTCGTAAAAAGGTAAAATCAAATGGCGACTCAGACGACTAATATTAACCTTACAGAACCCGCGTATAATAGTACGTCGCCAACGTGGGATCAGCCGCTTAATAATAACTTTTCGATCCTTGATTATGTTCTTGGTTCTACGACCTCTGTAACTGTTAGTAGCTCTTCTTCTCCAACTTATACGTTGATTTCGGCGCCAACCGCCACCCCTACTGCCAATACGTCGCAGTGTTTTCGAATTTTGTTGACTGGTTCATTGAACGCTAACCAACTTGTTTTGCTACCACAAGGCATTTCCGGCTCGTGGGTGGTTAGTAACGCGACTACTGGTTCTTATAACGTATCAATAGGATCCAATAGCGGATCAAACTCGGCCGCAGGAACAGTCGTTGTCGTCCCTCAGGGGTATAGTATTTTTCTTTATGCATCAGGTGGAAACGTTAATAAATCTGATGACGGCATTCTTGGCGATTCAAGCGCCACAGTAAATTTTGGAACCGTCAACTGCACGACTTTAAATGCCGCAACCGGCAACTTTTCTGGCAACATTTATGGCGTTAATGAAGTACTAAGCGGCAGCTTATCTGTTCCTAGTGCGTCTATTAGCAACCTTAGCGTTTCAAGTGAAACTATTTCTGGGTCTCTTCAAGTTAACTCACTTGGCGTTGGTACCCCCGCCTCTGGGGTTACTGGTGAAATCCGCGCTACTAACAACATCACTGGATACTATTCTTCCGATGAACGCCTTAAAAATAACGTATCAAAAATCACCGACGCTTTGAAAAAGGTTAACACAATTAACGGCGTTGAGTTTGATTGGTCCGATGAGTTTATTGCCGAAGCCGGCGGGGAAGACGGTTACTTTATCCGCAAACACGATGTTGGCGTTATTGCCCAAGAAATCGAATCGGTCTTGCCAGAAGTGGTTGCTACAAGAGAAGACGGCTATAAAGCGGTTAAATACGATCGAATTGTTGCCCTTTTGATTGAAGCCGTTAAAGAACTTTCTGACAAAGTTGACCGCCTTGAAGGCAGATCATGAAATTTACATGGTCATTTCCTCAATTCGTCATCAACTTCTCTTATAATGACCCACCAAATGTAGTTGCGGCCATTAATTGGATTTGCACGGGTACTAACGGGAACGTTTCAACGTCTTTATCTGGCACTGTCCATTTGGGTGCCCCTGATCTGTCTAACTTTGTGCCCTACAGTGAAATTACATACGCTCAAGCTTTTGAATGGGTGTCGCAAAGCATCAATACAATAGCTGTTGAAAGCCAGATAGCTTCGCAAATAAGTCAATTGTCGCGGCCTATCAATCAATCTTGAGGGTGCCATGGATCCTGTTAGTCTTGTTCTAGGCGCTACAGCCATTTTTAACTCAATCAAGTCGGCTGTGGACCAAGGGCGGGACATGATGGAGACGGCTGAGAAGGTTGGTAACCTTTTTAGTAAAGTTGCCCAAATTGTTACGGTTGCTTCGTCCCCGCGTAAAAAGAAGCTATTTCAAAGCCAAGCCGAATACGAAGCCGAAGCTATTAAGGTTTACGCCGCCAAAGCCAAAGCCCTTGATATGCAGTTGCAGGTAAAAAACCTTTTTGTTGGACAATACGGTCCCGCCGCATGGGAAGGTATACAACGGCAAATTATTGAAATGCGGAAAGAGGCGGCTAGACAGGCGGCAGCAGCTTTGAAAGAGCAAGAAGAAAATCGCAAGGATTTGATTATGGTTAGCAGTATTGTCGGTTTTCTGGTAATCGGTATTGGTGTAATCGGTATAATCCTTATGGCAACGGTGAAATAACATGCTGCAAGCATTAAAACATATGTTTACGGGCGTAGACAACACAACTTGGGATATTGGTCGTATCCTTTGGGCCAAAATGTCCATCGTTTATTGCGGTGTTAGCGCCTATCATGCTGTAATACATGGTAATTTTGATCCTCAAAACTGGGCAATTGGCGCTTCAGCTATTCTTGCGGGTGGCGGTGGCGGTCTAGCATTGAAATCTAAAACGGAGCCAAACTAATGTTTTTTCTTCTTTTTAATCTTTGGGTCAGAAATATAGGAATTGTTTTAGCCATAAGTGCCGCACTTATCATTGGCTATGCATATTGGGCCGGACGGGAAAAAACGATTGGCGCCGCCAATGAAAAGGCTCAGGAAGAAATTGTAGCTATTGAACATGAACAAAAGGTAGAGGCTGAGGCGGTCGTTGTCGACCAAACCGTGGCCAAGGATGTTACGCCCCAAGATACCCTTCAAAAACAATGGAGCCAGCCATGAAACGCCTTTTTTTGATTACATTATTGCCTGTAGCAGCCTGTATGCCAAAACCAGAAACCAAAATTGTAGATACGTCTTGCAACTGGGTTAAACCCATCTATGTCAATAAAGACGATAAATTAACTAATAAGACAGCCACTCAAATCCTATCTCATGATGACAAGTGGAAACAATTCTGTGGTGCAAAATGACTGCTGCTAATTTTCCTCAATGCTTTGCCCTTGTTCTTAAAAACGAAGGTGGTTACGTTGACAACCCAAAAGATCCCGGCGGGGCTACAAACCTTGGATGCACAAAAGCAGCTTGGGAAGAATGGGTAGGTCATGAGGTAACTAAAGATGACATTAAGGATTTAAAACCTAACGATGTCATGCCTCTATACAAAGCTAAGTATTGGGATAAAATTCAAGGCGACCTTTTACCTGAAGGTGTAGATTATGCCGTCTTTGATTTTGCAATCAACTCGGGCCCCTCGAGGGCCGCGAAAGCCCTTCAGTCGGTACTCAGTGTTAATGTCGACGGACAAATCGGGCCCGCCACGCTACGCGCTCTTGAAACGTCAAACCCTCGCGAAGTTGCTACAGCCGTCTGTGAAGCAAGATTAGCCTTCTTACAATCTCTCTCGACCTATGGTACATTTGGCAAGGGGTGGTCTAAGCGCGTTTCAGAAGTAGAAACCGTTTCTTTCAATATGGTTGGGTGATCTATGTCGCTTACTTATTCAAGTTACGTCCAACAAATTGCGACAATGGCCGTTATCCCCGTAACGGATCCCAATTACACGATTATTTTGCCTAGCATGATTGACTATGCGGAACTTCGTATTCAACGCGACTTGGACTTCTTGTCTACACAAATAAGCACGACAGCTTACTCATTTACCGTTAACAACAATACTTTAACTATTCCAACGTCCCAATTTATAGTGCCGCAAACCTTTGAAGTTCTTGATGATTTTGGAAACTCTACTCCACTTGTTCCAGTAGCAAAAGAATATATTCAAAACGTTTATGGTTCTGGGTCTGCCACGGGATTGCCTCAATATTTTGCTGTCTACGGTGGCGATACCGCAACCACGGGTAATACATCTCAAAATATTATCGTCGGACCAACGCCAGGCACAAATTATACAGTTCGTTTAACAGGCACTGTTCGATCGGCTCCGCTGTCTGCTACTAATACAACAACCTTTATATCTACCTATTTGCCGGATTTGTTTATCATGGCATCCATGATCTATATCTCCGCATATCAACGCAACTTTGGCCGCATGAACGATGACCCGCAAATGGCTCAAACTTACGAATCTCAGTACCAAGCTTTGAAGGCTAGTGCGATGATTGAAGAAAATCGTAAGAAGTTTGAATCCGCTGCATGGACATCATATTCACCTGCGCCTGTCGCATCGCCTACGAGGTAATCCATGCCTCACGCAACAATAAATTTAAAGCCAGGCGTAGAAACCACTAATACTCCGGTATTAAACCAAGCCGCTTATTCTTCATCGCAACTAATTCGCTTTTTGCCAGAACGAAATGGCCTTGGGTTAGCTCAAAAGCTTGGCGGGTGGGTTAACTACGCAAGTACAACTTCACCAATTAATTCAAAAGTACGCGCTCTAAAAGGTTGGTCTGACCTTAACGGGGTTAATCGCCTTGGTATCGGCGCGGAATCTTCTCTTGATATTTTAACGCCTAGTATCAATTCAACGCCTCTTGATATTACACCACAGACATCTGTAACCAATACTCCGCCTGTTTTCGTAACAAGCACAGGATCTGATTCACAAATTGTCACCGTTACAGATAGCAATATCCAAGTATCTACCTTTGACTATGTAAATTACGTTACACCTGTTTCAGTGGGTGGTTTAGTCTTATATGGTCCCTATGCGATATACTCCGCATTCAACAATACATATTCAATTCAAGTCCCAACGAGCGCTACAAGTGCGGTTGATACAAGCGCAACAATTACTGCCGGTTCGTTTATTATCAATCAAACATATAAAATAACGAGCGTTGGGACCACAGACTTTACGGCTATTGGTGCCTCTGCCAACACAGTCGGTGTAATTTTTAATGCTACTGGCGTTGGAACCGGTACCGGAACAGCCAAATTAGTAGCAGTACCATCTTTCCAAGTTTCAAGCGGAAGTGCTGTTGTTACATGTTATTTAGATAACCACGGCTTATCTGTTGGCGCATCATTTTATGT